ACACTCGGACTGGTCGCCCTCTCTTATTTTGACCCCTTGAAGTTCCGCCAGCGGAAACTGCCGAAACGCCCGGCGGCGCCCAACCGGACGCCAGCCCACATGAGCCAGGCACGCCAGCGCGCAACACCGCTTGAGCGAAGGGCATTGAGGAACACCCTGTCTGCCGCTTTGCGGCTTAGCTCTGCGTAAAAGTAGAGGAAGTCATGAATGGTTGCGGCCGCATGGCCATAGCCCACCACGCTCGCATACAGCGCCAGAACGCCAAAGCCCACCGCGCCAAGGAAAGCTCCCAGCGCCGGCAGAAACCAGCCCACCAGAAGGCCCGCCCCAAGCAGCGCGACCGCAATGGTGCGTAGCGGCCGGACACTGGCAAAGTCCGTTTCGAAGTTGGCTGGCACCTGAACTAGGCCGTGGTCAGCGTCCTGGTAGTGGAAGTCGGCCAGCAGTCGCCAGGTCTCGCCGTCATCGAGGAGCTGCACCTGCAGCTGCATAGGGAACCGTTCCATCATGGCCACCACTTGTCATCCCTGAAATCCGCCGGAATCGGAGTCATCGCCTTGAGGTCGCTGCCGGCAAAGGTATGGGCGGAGCGGTGTGCCGAAGCAGCTTTGCCCAACTCGATCACTGTCTGCGCATCCATTGGCACACGGCTGTTGTTAGCGGCGATCCATGCGAAGTCCTCGCCAGGGTCAGACCAACGCAGATCACCGGGCTGCGCCCCACCCATCACCGCGATCAGCGCCTCAACCGCCTTGCCGGTGATCACGTCCCAGTCGCCCGACAGCTGACCACCAGGCAATCTAGATTGATAGGTGACACCGTTGAACTCGAAGCCGGCGCTAATGCGGCGATCACGCTCAGCGTCTACATCTGCCGATGTCACCACGTGAGGCTCGTGCTCTGGTTGAGAGAACGTCACGCCGTCGTACAGCCAGCCAGGCTTGACGTCGAGTGAGCACGCAATCCAATTCAGCGAGGGGTGGTAACGGCCAACCGGGTCGATGTCCGCGAGTTCGGCCACGGTGCCGTTTTCAATTCGTGCCCACATAGCCTTTACCATCTGATTTCCCCCACACCATCCCCACCGTTACCAGCATTGGCCGCTCCTGCGGCACCACCGCCGCCTGCTCCCAGAGTTCCATTCTGGCCTTCCGTAGCGGCTGATTGCCTGACGCCGCGTCCTCCACCGGCATAGAAACTGCTGCCACCGTTACCGGCTCCAGGTACAGCCACCCCGGAGGTGGCAGATTCGCCAGGCGCCCCCCGCACCTTCAGCTTGCCAGCGACGCCGATGCCGCCCTCGACGCCCTGTCCTGCACCTGTCGCGCCATAACCACCGGTTGCCGACAGCAAGTTTCCAATTGACGACGTTCCGCCGGTCATGCCGGAAACACCGCTTGGTTGCCTGGCGCCACCTGCCCCGATGGTAATGACTAACTCGCTGACGCCCGTAAGGTCGAGAATATCCTCGTCTGTGCCGCCCGCGCCGCCCCCGCCACCCGCACCATCGTTAACGCGGGAGCCTGCTCCGCCTCCACCGGTGATACGGCCTAATGGTTTTATTCGTCCGCTGCGCAATACGGGCGGAACTTGCCATGTGAAAACCCCGGGGAATCGCCACACTTCGAGCCCGCTCGCGATGCTTGCAGGGAGTTGCGCCTGCCCCACGCACCACCACTTCCCGGCACCATCGCTGCGCAGCCGTAGATAATCCCCGGCGAATAGCAGTTCGGTGCTGGATTGGCCTGCGGCGTTGGCGGTAGTGTCCAACATCACCCGGTCATCACCGCTGACGGCCAAGATCAAGGCATTCGCCGACGTATCAGTCCGGCGAACTACAACCTCCACTCCATCGGGCGCACCGACCTCACCACCACTGGGCGGCATGTAGAATGTCCGTGGACCGCCGCTGGCATCGAGCAAAAACAAGCCTGGCTCATTCGGGAGAACAACACCTTCCGAGAAGGTCAGAACGGCACCGTCGGTCAGTGCTCGAACTGCCTTGAGCAACTGCCCATCATCTTCTATATCCAGCTCGATCCCGGCCGCCTCGACCAGACCCACCAGTTCCCGCTGCAGCATGTTGAAGTACGCGGACAGCATCGGCGTGGCCGGCTGTCCTGTTGCCGGGTTACCGGCGCGCCATTCGCCGCCCTCGGTCGACCGGTCGGTGTATGCACCTACCTTTTCCATTTATCCCTCCAGATATCCGATTTGCAGGATTAGCCAGCTCGGCGCCGCGTGGCGCAGCGAGCATTCAATGAGTTCATCGCCCCAGGAGCGCAGCGGGTCGCCGATCACGGACTCGTCGATGACTGACTCGCGGATGACGCCGGCCGGCAGCAGCACGCGCCAGGTCAGGTCCCAGTCCGCGCCGTTCATGTCGTCGCCGATCACTGCACCGGTGTGGCCGGTTGGCGTGTCGACCTCGACAGTGGCTTCGCGGAACTCCAGCACCTGGGCGTCGACGTAGCCGAGGCCTTCGGCCAGATCGAGGTAGTCCTGGATGGTCATGCCGCCACGGCCGACGATGCGACCGATCAGGGCCGCACGTCGGTCGGCCATGGATTGCTCGGCCGGGGCGCAGGCCGATGGCAGGCCGTAGCTCGCCTCCCATTCCTCGAAGGTGTACAGGGCCTGGCGCGGATCGGTTTCGGCCAGCAGCGCACCGGCGCGCTCGTCGATGCGTGCGAACTCGCGAGCCTGGCCAGCCAGCAGCCGCTGCAGCGTCGAGGTCGGGTCAGCGTTCCAGACGATGCCAGGTGGCAGCAGTGCGAACAGCTGCTGGCGGTAGTCGTCGGCGGTCAAGCCAGCCACTCGACACCTCCCCAGATCGGCAGATGGCCATGTGCATGGGCCACGTTGACGGTGGGCCACTCCAGCTCGTAGTCGGTGACGCCACCCGTAGTGCCAATGGCGTTGCGAATCTGCGAGATCAGCAGCGTTCCGCCAGGTGCACCCTCGCGCAGGACAAGATCCTGGAGCCGTTGCTCGACGGCCGCGCGGGTAATGCTGTTGTTCGGGGTCACGCGCAGCCGAGGCGTGAACGGCGCAGGCACGGGCGCGAGGACGTAAACATGCGCGGTGACATTGCGCTTCGAGGCGATGTGGGCGTACACGGCATCGAGCAGCTGCTGGGATGGCATCGGCCCGCCATTCGCATCGTCCGCCATGATGCGAATAACAATGGTGCCTGGCCCCATGCCCAGCGGATCTTCCCAAGCGCGGGTAACGCCCGGAACCTCCATCGCCCACTCGGCCCAGTCGCCCTGGGCGCCACCACGGGGTATGCGCGCACGGCGCAACATGATGCGGTCACGCCAACTGTCGAAGCTCTCGATGTCCGCGCCACCAGTGATGCCGCCAGCGCCTACGGTGGCCGTGGCGATCACACCCACCACTGGGGAAACCAGGGTCATCTGCACGCCGGCGGCCTGGCTGCCAGCTCTACCGACCTCCAGCGCCTCGACGTCGACGGTTGCGGTACCGGCCACCAAGGTGACGTCCTGGACGGTGCGGTACTCCAGGCCATCGACCTGCGCCAGGGTGCCGGCATCGATCACCGCGCCCGTGGCGCCGGTGAATATCAACGGTCCAGTGGCGGCGCTGGCCTGGCGCCGTGGCACGCCAACACTGTGCAGGTGCAGCAGCTCGTCATCGCAGGTCTCGGGGAAGAGTTGCCGCTCCATCCACTGCAAATAACCATAGAGCCCGTGGGCCACACCTGCTTCGCCAGTAGCCAGCACGCGGGTCAGGCGCTTGGCCAGCACCGCCTGGCTGCCAGGCAGGCGCGAAACCAGGTCATTGTCGACGCGCTCGATCAACTCAGGCAGCGCTGGCCGCTTAAATCCCATTACTTGCTCCCCATACATAGTCGTAACGACGTTCCAGAACGGTGCCGGCCGGGCGCTGGATGCCCACGATCAGCTGCAGCACGCCACGACGCAGGTGGATGGCTTCCACGTCGACAGAAGAGGCGATGCCATCCTCGATCAGCCAGGCCAGCGCCTCGCTGGCGTACTCCTCGGCCCGGCGCAGCACCTGATCCAACTCTTTCTCCCGGCTCAGCAGCCACAGGCGCGACCCCTGCAGGCGATCCGAGTAGGCGTCACACCACCAGCCCCGGCGATCAGTGCCGCCGCCCGGCAACTCGTCCTCGGCAAGCGCGCGGCGGTCGGTGTAGAGCGACAGGAGTACAGATGTTTCCAGGGTCGAGTCGGTGACCAGGTCACCGCCCTCGATGGCCAGGTCGAAGGCCTTGGCGTCGGCGTCGTAAACCAGGGCGACGTCCATCAGTTCATCTCCTGGTTAGGGCCTGAGCCGCCATGGTTCTGTGCGTTATAGGTGTCGCGCATGGCCTGCATGGTGCTGGTGCCGTCGCGCACGTTGCCGGCGACCTCGAGGTCGCCATCCATGGTCACCAGCGGGCAATCCACGAACGCCAGCGGCAAGCCGGCGCCCTTGATCACGATGCCTTCGCGGGTCAGGTGTACGGACTGGCCCAGGTCGTCGTAGATGGCCACCTCGCCACCTTTGAGCCCGGCCATGCGATAGCGGCGGTCATCCACGGCGATGGCGACCAGGTGCGCGCGGGCGCCACCCACGGCCGTCACCACCGCTTCGGCG